AACACTAGTGGTCGGGCAGAATGAACTGCAAGGTTACTCAAGTCTCCGAAACTAAATCTTGAAGTCATCTCAGGAGAGATTTCCTCAAGAACTAGCAACGGATTCTTGTTTAGCTGGAATAGTTCCTTCTAACAACGGCTTAAACTTGTTTAAAGTGAATTGGATGTTTCCATCCAAGGCCTTTTCTCAAGGATTAAGCGGAAGCAAGTCATCTTCATACAAATGAGGATGAGCCATTAAGTATCAATCATCCCTCTCAGGATGAAGGGTCTTAATGGATTGTTTTCAAAGTTTTGATAGGACAGTAATATTCTCTGCCTTATTACGGTAGAGATTTACTATCTTATCAGCCTTCTCAATACGTAAACTCAAGGCAGAGTCTAATAACGTAACGTTATCAGCTCTGTAATCTTGAATCTTTGATTTCATGGAAACCACATGATTGTAGTAACCATGGATCAAAGGGTATTGAGAAAGAACATTAAGATCGTCGTATAAGGGTTTGAATTTTGCTTCAAACTTCTCATATTCGGTCAAAATGTCCTTTGAAACCTTCTGTGCTTCATCCACAAGTCCCTCTGATAGTAGTTGCCTCATTCAATGAGGAACTAAACTACTAGGGGGGACAATGAAATCATCCTTACGGACTTTATAACATAGATAAGCACGTAGCTCATCATATGTCATAAGCCCTGAGGATCATCTCATTGCATTGTGGAAATCATATAGTGATCTTCTTAAAGATTTAAAAGAACTTATTCTTTTACCTCTTGGAAGATTACTATATAACTTACAGACCAGATCTAAAATAGGTATTGGTTGTACCAAGGTTCTTTGACATCAGGAAGATAATGTTTGGTAGGTTATACCAATATTATCTCACTGAGCAAGGATACCTTTTAATGGTACTCCCGATATCTCTCTCCCTTCAGAGATTCACCGTTTAGCAAACTCATAACAAGTAGAACTTGTGTGAGTTTTCTGGACGGAGATCTCCACTCCTAGCCTTGTCATAATCTTTATATAATTCCGGGCGACGATGTTGTGTTTTATCACAATATCATCCCCTAAAATTATATATTGACTAAAGTTGTATTCACCGCTTAAATAAGCGGCTCATGCAACGACTAGGTGATGTGTTAAGGTGAAAGCTGCCCAAGAAGAGTATGCACCCATTGGTTGTCCCACTGCATAATGTAGTGGTCCAATCTCTGAGTGATATGCCCGACTTGTAAGCAGATTCGCTCAAGCTGCGGCAAACTTCCCGTCCTTATAAATATAGGATAGGAGCTTTTCCTGTAGCTTGATGGGGAAACGGTCTGTAGCACTGCTCAAATCAAGTGAATGGAAGTCCTCTCTATTAGTAAGTCAGCTATGGAAAGGATCTTGAGTGTAAGTCCGATCACATGGAAGTTTCCTTAGTAAGCTAAGGAGACCTTCATGGATAGGTCGTAGAGTAAATTGACTATGGTAATCCACCATAGCAATCACTCTCCGTTTACATTCAGGGTCTTTAACTATAGCTAACTTACCATTTATCATTGGTAACCCTTTCTTCCCCTCAGGACGGAAATCATTGTCTCATGCGGTTTTGTAGAATGACAAATATTTGTCACTAAACTCACCCATGATATCAATAATATTCTGCATCTGAGGATAGGAAAGTGTTAGAATAGATCATAATGATGAGTATGTGGCTGGTCCGTTAGGACTACCCTTCATACTTACATAATGATCTTTTAATGAATAAATTGGTTTAGAGAGTAACAGTTGGTTCTTGTCTAATCATCTCTTAATAAACCAGGCTGGTATAGTGTAACACTTACCAGTGTATGGTTTAGTAATTGATGAGTAGTCAGGTTTGATCTGACTATCTTCCTTACTTGTGGGTTTAACTCCACGAGTATAGGATAGGATAGTAAGAAGAATACGTCAACCCTTCCGGGTTTTCGTGAGCTTCTTTAAGAATTTCATTCTTACAGGTCACCCCTCAGAATCAACTGCGACTCCATCACTA